GTCTCTATCGGACAGTTGCGAGCGATGGCTGCACAAGGCAAGCTGACTACCGATGTTGTCGTTAAAGGGTTGCTTTCGCAGGGTGATGCGATCGGGAAAGAGTTTGAGAAAACGACCGTCAGCATCTCCAAAGGCATGCAGGTAGCCCAAAACAACATCACGAAATTCTTTGGTGAAAACTCCACGGTTAAATCATTCGCCGCCGGGTTCCGTGATTCAATTATCACCGTCAGCGAAAACCTTGAAAGCCTCGGCACTGCGCTTATTGGCGCTGCGGCAATTATGGGCGGGCGATTTGTCGGAGCGCTCGCAATGGCAACAACCGCCCAGATTCAGCGCGTACAGACGACGCTTTCTGGGATTGTGGCAACGCGTCAGGCCGCCATGCAGGAAGCTGCCGCAGCAGCGGTAACAGTCAGGAAAACGCAGGCTGATAAGAGCGCTGCAATGTCAGCACTGAATCTGGCCCTAGCCGAATTTCAGGTGGCAAAAAATACTGCCGCTGAAGCCTTCGCAATGGAAAACGTGGTGCGTTTGCGTAGTGCATACATTGCGACCGCCGCTGAAGCTGCCGTTGCAGAGAATGCGCTGGCCGGTGCTCAGGCTCGCGTAGCCGCTACCGGCCTGACTATGGCTAACACAATGAAGGTGGTTAACACCATCACCTCACCTCTTGGCGGGCCTCTTGGCGTTATCGCGATTGTTGCCGCTGGCTGGTATCTGTACGCACAGCGTCAGGCAGAAGCGCGGAAAGAGGCCATTGCCTTTGCTGATACCATCCCGGAAGTCATCAAGCGCCTTAATGACATGAACCTCGCGCAGGCACAGGGCACGCGCGCGGATACAATCAACTCGATTAAAGCCCAGAAGGAAGCCCGCGAGGAGCTTGCAACAGAAATAGCAGACCTTGAGAACAGGTATAAAGACGCTCAGGCAACACTGCAAAACTCGACCAAAGGCACCTGGCTTTATAATGATGCCATGGAGTCTTCGGCAGACCTTACATTGGAGCTGGCAAGGAAAAGAAGGGATTTGGCCGGGGTTGACGCCACAATAACGCAGACAGAAGAAGCCCTTCACCTGATGAACCTCCAGGTCAACAAAGGCATCGTTGACCAGATGAAGGCCGCCAGAGATAACGCAATTGCTATCGCTGAGGCAGAGAAAAAAACCTCTCTACTTGGTGGCTCTCAGGCGTTCCTGGCGCAGAAACTCGGGCAGTCAACTCAGGGTCTTAAAGAATTTAATTCTGAGTTGCTGAAAATTAACTGGGGCGGCAAGGAAGGTGAAAAATTAATTCAGCAGGCAGAGCGGAGGCTTGCGCTTGAACAACTTACTGGCGAAGCGCGCGCCAAACTCCAGGCGCGTTATGATGCTGAAGATTCGGGGGTAACTGACCCGCGTGGCATACAGCGACTTGAAGAAATAGCAGCAAAGACATTCAGAGTTGCAGATGCGCGCAAAGAAGAGAAAAAGGAAAACAAAGAGGCAGAATCCGCAGCCAAGAAAGCAGCCAACCAGCAGGAGTCAATAGCGCAGAAGCTTCAGAATCTTCGAGAACAGTCTGAACTGGCGGCGCAGTCAACGCAGGAATTAAGCCGTGAGCAGGCGCTTCTGCGTGCCGAGCAGTCTCTGGGCAAAAACGCCAGTACTGAGCAGATTAAACAGGCTCGCGATTATGCCGCTGCAATATGGGATTCGGCGGCAGCCATCAAGGCCAGAAACGCCATTCCTGAGCTTAAGGAAAACGCTGACTACGCTGCGCAGAAATCACAGCTTGAAGTGCTGAAGGCAGCCAAGGATGCGCAGGGCAACCTGATCATCTCTCAGGAGCAGTACAGCCACGCATCCGAGCAGATTGAGAAAGAGCACCAGGCTAACCTTGCGAAAATTCGCGCTCAGCAGGCCGCCAATGTTTCACCGATGGACGAAGCGCGCGGCTCTGTTGACCCTGTGCAGCAACTGGCTAATCAGCACGCACAACAGCTGGCAATGATTCAGCAGTTTGAGACTGCCAAGGGGCAGTTAACTCAGCGTGGTCTTGAGTTGATGAACGCTGCCAATACAAAGTATGAGCAGGACAGAATTAACGCTCAGTGGGAAATATGGCGCAACCAGAGCGTAGTCAATGAGGCCGCCGCTGCTTCATTTGATGCATTTGCCAGCAGCGCAAGCAACGCATTTACTGGCATCCTGACTGGCAGCATGAGTGCTCAGGACGCACTGCGATCAATCGGCAGCACTGTGGTAAATAGCCTCATCAATACCTTCGTGCAAATGGGCGTTCAGTGGGTTAAATCCGCAATCATGGGACAGACGGCGCAAACTACAGCAATTGCCGCAACAACATCTGCTCAGGTTGCTGCAACCGCAACAACCACGGCCACAAGCGTGGCAGCTGCCGGTACTACAATGGCCGCATGGTTACCGGCGGCGCTTGTTGCTTCCATTGGTTCATTCGGCGCTGCTGCTGTTGTTGGCGGCGGCGCACTTCTCGCTGCATTTGGCCTAATCAGCGCACTATCAGGAAAACGTAAAAACGGTGGCCCGGTTACCGGTAGCGGCATGTATCAGGTTGGCGAAAATGGTCTGCCAGAGATTTTCCAGGCCAGCAACGGTAACCAGTACATGATCCCCGGTGATAATGGTCGGGTTATCAGCAATCGTGACATGATGTCTGGTAGCGGTTCAGGCGGCGGCATTGTGATTTATAATAATGTCATCAACAACACCTCATCTCAGGTCAGCACCAGCGCCACCGATAACGGTGATGGTACAATATCAATCCAGACAATTGTCGCTGACATTGAAGAGAATGGCCCAATAGGTCAGTCAATAGGCCGCAATTACAACGTAAGCAGGAAGGCGACAGAATAATGGCTATCCCGTACCCGTCATGGTTACCGCTCGCGCAGCGGGCCAGCAAAAATCTGACAATGCAGACGCCTTTCAGAAGCGACCAGCCTGCTGTCGGCGCGCCGATATTCCAGAAACTTACAACAGATGTTGCAGCATCATGGACACTGACATGGAAGTTTACTCTTCGAGAAGAAGTTGCATTTATGCAGTGGCTGCGCAGTCCGAAATATTTAAATAAATGCAACGAATGGTTCACCATGGCGATAGACCTTGGTGGTTCAGGATTGCAGGTGCAGACGCTTCACTTTACTGATTACCCCGTGCAATCGAGTATTGATGGCGGCGTGGTGACATGGACGGGCAACGTTATCGCTAAATCACTAAATAACACCTTCGATGAGTTTGACGACATCATAGTTGAGCTTGACCCGCGCTGGTACAACTGGCTCGATGAAATTGTTAACCGTGACCTGCCGGAGTACCAGTAATGGCCTATACGCTGCGGGAATACAAATCCAAGCGCCCTAACTGGGCGCTGTTTGAGACGATCACCTTTTATCATCCATCATTTGGGTATGTGCGGCTGGTGGGAAACGTTATTGAGGAAAAGATGCTTGGCGGACAGGTATACCTGCCGGTACGCATGGACGTGAAGCAGAGTCAGCAATCAAATACGCCGGTTATTAACGCTACAGTAAAATTTGCGCGTCTTGCGACTGACTTCAAGCAATACCTGAAGCAGTGGAATGGTTCTGGTCGCATCACGCCAATTACAGCGCTGTATCAGCGCTTTGACGAGCAGGATACTTCGACTCCACTAAAGCCATACATGCTTTATGTTAACGATGTGACAATGGACGAGGCAGACGTCACTGTCACTATCTCGATTAAAAACCCCATTAAAGGTAACGTGGCAAAACTCTATGACATCTCACAATTCCCAGGCCTGCGCAACGTTTGATGATTTTGAGCGCCTGATGATTGGTAAGCCATATGTCGACCGCTGTTGTCATATCGACGCGGTGGACTGCTGGGGTCTGGTCGTGCTCTGTTACCGGATGTGCTTTGGTATCAATGTCCATCACAATGATGATTATGATAATGGCTCACAGTTTGCAACATGCTTCGATGGCGAGGTGGTATTCTGGCAAGAGACAGACAATCCTGAGCAGGGAGACATCGTTGTAGCGTTTCGTGGCAACGTCCCGGCACACATCGCGCTGGTATGGGGTCGTGATAAAATACTGCATGCCCGCGAAAAAACGGCCGTCCGGTTTGACCGCCTGCGCACACTCGACAGACTGTCGACACAGATAAGGTTTTATAAATATGCCAGTGATTCACATTCAGAAACTGCCCGGAACACCTAAAGAGACAGGCATTGTTCCTGAGGAAACTATCCTTTGGGAATGGCTTGAAGGTTCCGGACTTCCATCTGATATCACAATCTCCGTGAATGGTCGGCTTCTTGGCGAAGATGAAGACCTGTTTTTCGCTCTGCGACAGCGGGATGTTGTTAATATTTACCTCCAGCCCAAAGGTGCAATAGGCGACATAATCAGCACAATTCTTAAACCGGTTACTGGAATTCTTTCTTTCCTTTTACCAAAGGCGTCAACTCCAAAATACAATAATGAGTCAAAGACTTCTCCAAACAACAGCCTCAAATCTCAAACTAACCTCGCACGAAATGGTGAGGCGCGACCTGATAACTATGGGCAGGTCAGAGCATACCCAGATCTAATCCAGGAGTCTGGATTTGAGTACATCAATAACATAAAGTATGTTACTGAGTTCATGAATTTCGGCATTGGCAAGTATGATATTTCATCAGTGCGCTACTCAGAATCAAATCTTGGCTCTCTGTCGGGTGCCTCTTACACTGTTTATCAGCCTGGGGAAAATATCCCAATCATTTATGAGCCATATGCCTTTGATGACGTCGACGGGCAAAAGCTGTACGGGCCAAACGAGATAACAATAGTGCCGCCGCCAGTGCCTATTGAAAGTGCATCAACAAATACCATTACCAGCAAAACATTTGCTGCTGGCGAGTTGCTGGTAAGAATACCTAAAAATTCTGCATTTGATTACTTTGTAAGCCTGGCAACGCCTCATGCCGTCTTGTTTAAATTAAATATTACCTATAGCGTGGTTGGCGGAACAACTACCGATGACGTCACACTTGCTGGCAACCTTGTAATGGCTCAGGAGGTGAATGATGGCGCAACTCCACCCGTTAACTACTGGTATGAGTTCAAGATAAACAGTATTGATTATGCTGGCTCACCCATAACATCCCTTAATGGCGTGACAATAAATAACACTTTGTTTGCTTTAACTGACAACCAGCCTCTGGTTTCTGGTCCATACTTTTCTCCAGTGGAGGGTGACCAGTTATGGGTGCATTTCTCAGCACAACTCGGAAATAAACAGGGTGCAAATGCATTCATAGAATGGTGGAAAGTTGATGACGATAATAATATTATCCCCGGCACAAGGCAGTCTCAAAACTTTACAACTGGGTTTGCGCCAAGGACAGATAACTTTTTCTACACAACAAAAATAACTCCATCAGCAGGTCGCGGGCGTTATGCAGTTCAGATCGCGCGTACAAATAACTCAACTGAGAACTCCGTGCTTAACCTTGATGAAATACATTCAATTATCATTAAGCAAAACACATCTTATCCTGATGATACCTTGGTAAGGGTAACAGTAAGAGCAACGCAGAATGCGTCTGGAAGTCGCGAAAGGAAGTACAACGCCCTGATTACTAGACACACCATCGGCTACAACCGCACCACGGGACAGGTGCGCTATACGCTTTCTCCATCAAGGTCATTTGCTGATGCTGTATTGCATAACTGGCTCATCGTAGCGGGTAACGCCGAGCAAAATATTGATATCGTCAGGCTTTATGAGATTGCTGATTCACTGCCTGATGCGAGACTGGGTTATTTTGACTACACCTTTGACGATGAAGATAAATCGCTTGGCGAGCGCATCCAGCTCATTTGTGATGCTGCTCGCGTAACTTCATTCTGGGATGATGGAGTGCTTTCTTTTGTACGCGATGAAAAGCGCGATTACCCGGCAACAGTATTCAACACCAGGAACACTTCTCAGGATGGTTACAAGCTTTCTTATGACATGAACCTGCCAGGTGGTTTTGATGGGGTTAATGTTCAGTATCGTGATCCTGTCACCAACAAACAAGCTAACATTTATTATCGTGTTGTTGCAGGTGGCATTGAAGAAGGCATGCCTGTAAAGGCTAAAAAGTTTGACATGACATATGTCAGGAATCGCTATCAGGCGGTTGACCGGGCAATAATGGAATGTAACAGACTCATTTACTCCCGGCGCAGCATGGAAATAAAAGCGCTCGCAGATGCAGAGTGGATTAACGCTGGTGACATGATTCAGGTAGTGGATATCTACGATGAAGTGCAGCAGACGGGCGTCATCAGAAGAAGAGTAGGTAATACATTCACAACCAGTGAACAATTGAATGATGCCTCAGGCCTGTTTGTAGTGATTACCGATGCGTTGGGCGCTGTCTCTGATCGCTTGCCTGTCACCGTCACAGGTCTGAATACATTTTCATGTGCACTACCTCCAGACTTTACGCTAAACATTTTCGATGGCGTTAACGTTCAGTCAGAATCCCGTTATGTGATAACCACAGAGGCAGAGATGGAAACGACATTGTGGACAGTCAGTCAGAAGTCACCAGCAACAGACGGCACCACCTCTGTCACGCTGGCAGAGTATCAGGACGCCATGTATGAGTACATCATTCCGGCATAGTTCATCATGATACAATATACATCAAACTCATACAGGAGCATTTATAATAATGGCTACCACACCAACCAGTCTGCCTATACCATCTGAAGACCCGCGCGACCTGAAGTTTAACGCCGGTAAAATTGATGAGGTTGTCACCTCTGATAATCATTACTACACCGATCGCTTTGGTGTACAGCGATTCACAATTTCTGGCATCAACTACACTGCATCTCAGGCCATCTCGCAATTTGGTTACATCACTCTGGACAGCTTTGAAGATGGCGCAACGCTCACCCTGCCTAACCAGGCGCTCCGTTATGAAGCTACTGGTGAGTATTATCGCTGGGATGGCGTTTTCCCGGCTGGTGGGAAAGTTGTCAATGCTGGTTCAACGCCAGCAACAGCGGGAGGTATTGGCCTTGGGGCGTGGTTAAGTGTTGGAGATGCAGCGCTCAGGACTTCATTGGCAAGCGCTGTCAATGGGGCTGGTGATGCTCTCATGGCGGTAAAACAGCCTATCGCAAGCTCTGTTGCTCGCACGCAGCACGATTATAATTTAGATCGTGTCAGTGTAAAGGACTGGGGTGCAAAAGGTGATGGTGTGACTGATGATTCAGCAGCGATTAATGCTGCCTGCGCGGCATTAAAAGGCACATTCAGAGAGCTGTTCTTTCCTGCCGGGACTTACGTTTATAACGGAACAGGGATGGTGATTGACAATTTTGTCATTCGTGGCGAAGGCCAACGAACTCAGATCAAGGCCAGCGCAAATACCAACACCGGGTGGCTCATTAGTCTTATTGGTTTCTCAGTGCGGGCAGAGTCTTTTTACATTGTGGGAAACCCTTCCAACACAAACTTTAAAGGCATAAAGAGTTTTTACAACTCTGACAATGGCGGCGTTACTGATGTACTTGTTGAAAACTTCACATACGGACTTGATATTGATAAATCATGGTATGCCACATACGAAAATATCAGGTTCCGAAAAACTGTTCCTCTTACGGGCGCAGACATTCGTATTGGCTTTAACAATCCCACCGAAGAAGTAAACAATCTCCTATTCAAGGATGTATGGATGGGAGAGCAGCAGACTAATGGCGTGGCTATATACAGCAGAACTCAGGTGCTTACATGGTTAGGCTGCTCTTTTGAAACTAAAGGTGGAGCAAGGATTAAGTTTTTCACAACGGCTTACAGTAACACTTTCCAGCTTGAGGCATGTTACATCGAGGGTGATATTGCCACTGCCGGAGACGCGTATTTTGTTGAAGCACAGAGTATCACCCAGGATGTTACAGTCAATGACTCAATGTTCAGGTTAGGCAGCACGAGCGGGACGTTAGGAAAGAACGTTACTATTTACATGAATGGTGGCTGGAGCAATTCGCCTAACGTAGACCTTTACGGAGGAAATACAAAGGTCTGGTTAACAAATTACCGGCAGTCTATGGGTGGGTTTTTAAACGGCCCTGACTACGGAAGGTCGGGGGATTATGACGGCGCACAAATGCATTCCGCTGCAATGTTTCTTAACCCAAGACCAATGGATGTAAGGGACTGGAACGCTATCATTCCTCAAATGGTCAACTCAAAGTCACACCCGGGGACTACTGCTGTTGATGTTTTTAAGGTGTATATCCCCAGCGATACCGCAGTTCCAAAAATGATGAAACTTACTCTTACAGCTTCAATAAAAAGAGCAAGTAATAACACTGATATGAATATGAGTAAGTGGGACATACTCATCACATTGCCTGAAGGATCTACAGCGGGAACAGGAGCGATTAATAATAAATCTCTTGATGCAGGCAATATCGCAAGTGCAGCAGCTCTTACAATAACTGTTAATGGTTACGACTCAACAACTGATGCAATCGTTTATACTTTATCAGTGGCAACAACCGTTTCTTCGACGGTTATGTACCAGCTTGACGGTGCCTACATGGCTGCCGGCATAAGCCTCAAAACAAGCAGATGGAAAATTCAGCGATTGTAAGTAAATGAAAACCCCGCTCCGGCGGGGTTTGTTTTGGTTAGAAGGGGATATCGTCATCGAAGTCCATAGGCGGCTCATTCGATGGCGCTGATTGCTGGCGTTGTTGCTGTGGGCGAGATTGCTGCTGGCCGCTGAACTGGTTGTTTCCGGTCTGCTGGCGCTGCTGAGACTGCTGATTACCGCCGCAGAATTGCACGTCACCATACATTCCAACCGTTACGCAGGATGCATAATGCGTTTGCCCATCTTTTTCATACTGCCGCGTGCTGAACTGGCCGCGCACCAGGATTTTTGAGCCGCGCAGAAGGTAAGGCGCAAGCCCTTTGCGGTTGTGAATTTCCACCGGAATCCACTCGGTCTTTTCCTTATCCTGTCCCGACTGCTTATCCTTCCACGTCTCATTCACTGCCAGAGATAGTCTGATGACGTTAAATTTATCATTAATTTCTTTCAACTCAGCATCTTTGCCAAGTGTGCCCATGATTGTGCATTCGTTTACGCCGCGAGTCGCCATAATTTACCCTTAAAAGTTTTCGATTTTTTGCTGAGATGTTGATGGCTTCTCTTCGGTTGCAGCTGGCGCAGGCGCTTCTGCTTTCTGGAGTTTGGCCGGATTGAAATCGTCCTGCGGAGTAATGGTTACTGCCACTGGCGATTCGTCGTTAATAAATGACTCAATGCGCTCATACTCTTCTGCTGATGACTTCAGCGTCGGCCAGATGGCACGAATTTTTGCTTTCACAGAGTCAGGAATATTGGCGGCCTCTGCTGTGAGCGCAGCAACGCCGCGCGATGCTGTCATTTGCAGCTTAGAACGCCATTGCTCAAACTCTTCGTCCACTTTAACACCAGAATCGACCCATTTAATCAGGCCGCGCCCGTGAGCTTCGCCAATGTAGCCCTGATGCTGGCTATCGCGTCCGGACTCGAAGAAGATAGGGCGTAACTCTTCTGGCAACTTAGTGAATTCCTGCACCTTGCCGTTGTCATACATCATCATGCTGACCGTCATTTCGAACATGAAATCCTTTTCGCAGACCGGGTGGAGACCGAGTGGCATAGGGTCTTTGGGATTGCTGAAGTCCGTTTTATGACGCGCACGCAGACAGACGATGATGTGCATATTGCTTTGCAAAAGCGCGCTCATGAACTTTTTATGTTCAGCCTTGGCGCGCTTCCAGTCTGCCATTTTCTTTCCATGCAGCAGCGGCTGATCGGCGATATCGGAGCAACCACCTTCACCTTCCCACTCATGCGAGCCAGAGTCGATAACCAGAACCTTAACGCCAGCTTTCTGAAACTCTTCGATGGCCTGCCGATAGCGTGCCGGGCTGAATGGCGCGTACAGGTCTGCATGCATGAACTTGCCATCAAGGATACTTGAATAAAGTCGACCGCGACCATTTTCCGTGTCGAGGAAGCCAATTTCTTCCGGTGAGTCAACCATGCCGCGAGCCAGCTTGAGTGCGCTGAATGTTTTCCCACTACCTGACTGACCAGAAATACCAATCACAACGCGCGAACCGGAGCGCTCTGCTGCTTTAATATTTAAGATACCCATAACTTCACCTCATTTACTATAAATTAAAGGTTAAACTGCTTTTTGAACCATTCCGGCGTTTCCATTTCGATGACCGGATTACCCATTGAATAGCCAGGCCATGAATTTGCTTTTTTGCACGCCTTATAGATTTCCATAGCGCTTCGCAACTGAATACGGCCAATGCGCAACTGCTCATCAGTCAGACGAATTAGCGCAGGAATAAAAGGTGACTTCTTCTCCTGCACCAGCAGATTTACTGAGCGCGGCGCATGACCGTAAGCCTCAACAAACATGTCGTGCTGCATCGCCATCTTCATGAAGTACCCAAGGCGCGCGGCGTGGCGAAAAAACTCATCAGGCTTAGCGCTTACTGCTGTTTTGTAGTCAATGATGTCGCCGCCGCGAGTAAGGCAGTCAAAACGCACCTTTGACGGCTCACTAAGCAATTCACCGAGAATAGAAACCTCAGAGTAAGCACCAGCCAGCAAGCCGCTGTAATAGCTGTTTGCGTGGATTACAGAGCGCATCTGCATGATGGCGTCGTAGTCAGAGCCTTCCAACAGTGATTTGCCAGCAGCAGCTTTTTCAGCCTGCTCGCGGATGACGTCATAAATCTTTACTGGCTCGCCAGTGGCCTGAATAATTTTAATCACCTCATCCTTGCTCTTGCCGGAAAGCCCCTTGATGCCGCGCTCTTTAGCCCACGAATTCATATCGCTAACAGTTACCAGAACCGTGCGGTTTCCGTCTTTATCTTTCGGGAAATCGTCGATAACCGGCATGCGTGCGTACTCTGCCAGAAAGCGATCAGGCTCAAGCAGGGCGGTATGGCTACCGGTGCCGAAGATAAGCGCCTTTGACTGCTCATCTTCATCATCTTTGTAGCGCCATGCAGCCGGGCAGCGGTCTAAAATATTCCACAGACCAGAGCCATTAATATGCTCTGTGTCGGCGTGATATGCCTCATTACTGAGTTCATTATTAAAATAAACTTTCATCCATCACCTCATTTGTTATTGTCAGATGAATCTACATCAATCTACGTCAAATGGCAAGCCGAAATAGAAAAGCGTGGCTTTTTTTAGCTGTTCAAGACCGCCAGCAACGGCAGCGAAGGAACCTGATTCAGCGCTCCTGTTCAGGAAAGGTATCTGCCCTGGCTGCCATTTGCTTTTTGATGTGTCATGCCGCTTGGCCTCAATCGTTCCTTTGGGGAATATGATTCCCGGCGTCAGAATCACGATGTCTGAAACACCCGGCAACACACCTTTCCTGCGCCTGCTTTCCATGTATTGCGGGCTTGGATTCCTGGTCTCGTTTGGCGTGTGAAACCACAACGCATCAGGGAATCGGTATTGCATCCACATCCAGTAACCTATCATGTCCGTATCTTCATGCGGGCAATCACCGCGATATCCGTCATCAAAAATCATCACCCGATCGCTCAGTTCATGCTGCCCGTGTTTCTTTTTCACTATGCTCCCCCAAAAAATCCTTGCGGTGAATAATGTCCCGGCCCTTATCGTTAAACCGGTGCGTGATACGCTTCGGCGCGCGGATAAGCCCGGCA